CCATTACTTGAAAGATATTTATTACCTACCCTCATTTGACAAGTAACAACACCTGTCATAAAATAACCTTGAGAAGCGTGAGGAGTTACGGATGCTGCCGCCCATTTATCTACAACCTGAACATTTAAGTTAAGGTTTAATTGTGTTAAGCCTTGATTAACAAACCCTATGGTAGTTAAGGAGCTATAAGCATTATCTGTGTCAAATGTAGCAAAAGTGTTTCCTTTTACATATCGACCCCTAACGCTGTTTAATTCAGGGTCTAGCCTAAAATTAGCCCCGCTTAACATTATCCCATTTCCACCCGTTACAGCTTGTGTATTGTCTATTGTTAAAGGTTGTACAAATGGTTGGTTATCAGTCCTCCACTCTGTAACTCCGGATGGGTCGGCGCTATCAGATAACCATACATAAGGGTCGTCATCATCTAAGCCGGTATCTTGAATGAGCCAATATTTATTAGCTGAATATATTAATTTTATATTAAAGCTTTTATATACACCCTTTAGCTCTTGTAGATAACTACTAATAACACCATTATAGTCTACTTGGTTTTCTACAAAGGTATTTCTATTGTAAAATATTTCTCTTAGTGCGTTTGTAGATGTGCTATAAGCTAAATTTTGAGGCCAATATTTAAACAAAGCGCCTACAGGGAAAGCGTTTAAAGGTAAACTTGTAATATCAAAAGTATCTAGGAATAGTTTTAAGGGGTTGTATAAATCTTTATAATCGTTAGCCCCTGCGGTACTTATAGCATTATTGTATTTATTTAATAATCTATTAAGGCTGTCAGTAGCTTTAATATTTACTACATAAGGGTAAGCTGTATCTTGGTAATTATCAAAGGCCGGTTTTACCCACCCCGTCCACCAAGTAGTAGTATCTTTTACTATTTCAATATAAAACTCTCCCTCTGCTGTGTTTAGAATAGTAAATATTTCATCCCTATCTGTGTTATTTTCAATTATAAAGCCAAAAGATAGCAAACTAGGCTTAACCTCTGCTAGCTTTAAATCTGCGCCCTTTTCATATTTTAAAGTAAAACCTTTTTTAGTTAGCTTAAACTCTGTGTCGTTTCCTGCTGTTAGGGTTTTTGCTTTTATGCGTACTTTCCAAGTAACGCTCAAATCAGACTTAAAAATACTTTCGTAGTATAATGCGCTCATTATGCTATACTTGTTTGGGTTAATGTTGCGCCTGCTCCGTCTGTGTCCTCTGCTATTTGGTTGTTTATAGCTAAAACTAAATCACTACCGCTTACAGTAAAGCTACCGCTTAAACCACCGCCTCCTAAGTTATTATTAGGGATTATTGTACCTGTTTGGCCTGGCATAAATAACTCCGGCCCGGCTTCCCCTACCATATAAGGTTGGCCACCTATTACAGAGCCTCCACTAGCCTTACCTGTTAAGCTTCCTGTAAGTAATCCTAAGAAATCAGTCGGGCCTTTTGCGGATTGAACAGCAGCCATACCCGGTATCATTGAGAAAATAGCAGCTAATATAGCCGCTTGTATTATCATTGCTGCTATCTGTTTAGCTATGTCTGTAAATATTCTCCCTATAGATTTTAAAAAGTTATCTCCGCTAACTATTGCCTGGCTCATACTACCTGCAAAATCCTTAACCATTGCTAAACCAAACTCCTGAGCTGCATCTTTTAGAGCTATTAGTTTCTTCTGCATATCTGTTAGCTTTGGAATAATCCCACTACCGCCACCGCTAGAGCCATCATCAGAACTTCCACCGCCGCCACCGCCGCCACCGCCACCGCCGCCGGTACTACCACCACCACCACCTACACCTAAAGCGCTACCCATACCTAAAAGGGCATCTTTAGCAGTATTGGCCGCATTACTTACAGCATCCCCAAAGCTTCCAAACTCGTTTTGGTACTCTTTTGTTTCTGTTTTTAGTGTAGATATGCTGTCTTGTAATGATTGAAAAGGGTTAGGTAGCTCTGCCTTTCCAAAGAAAGATAAAACCTTATTAAAGCCCTCTATCATTAAATTAAAAGGGTTAAGCTCAATAAAGAAATTTATCATATCTATCAGAGCATTTTGCCACCATCCTACATCAGATATTCTCTCTACTACTGCCGCCCAATTATCCCACAAGTATATAATTGCTGCGCTTAATGCTGCTATTGCTACAATTACCAAGCCTATAGGGCTAGTAATAAAAGCTATTATTGTCCCTAATGTACCAAATAAAGTAACTACCGGGCCTAAAGCTGCTAATATTCCCGCTAAGGTAACAATAGCGATTTTTAAGCTACCATCTAAGTTAGTCCAAGCAGTAATACCTTTATCTACCCAATCCATTAAGGTTTCCAAAACAGGTATAAGCATTTGCCCTACCTGCTCCATTAAATCGCCAAAGCGGTTTTGAAGCTGTTTTAAGCCCCCTGCACCTGCTTTAGCTGCTGCCTTAGCTTGTCCCTTAAACTGTTCACTTAAAGCCTCTGCTGCGCTATTTAATCGCTCTGTACTTCCTACCTCGCCCTCTATTTGTATTCCGTACCTACTAAGTGCATTTGTGCTACTTCCTACGGACTTGGCAACCAGGTCAGCCGCAGCACTTAGATTCATACCTTTAGCGGTAGCCATATCCTGAATAAGAGGAGTGAGCCTTTTAATAGCTTCTTCCTCTAGTCCCATAGAGGCTAACATAGATTGAGCTGCAATGGTTTCCTCATCTCCAAAGATGGTTACCTTTTGCAGTTCTCTTGCTTGGGTTGTGAGTTCCTTAAAGGCTTTTTTGTTGCCCTTTAGGGCTGTAGATAATTTAGCCTCTGCTTTGGCTTGTGTATCAAAGGCTTTTATAGAAGCTGCTGCAAACGCAGTAAGAGGCAATGTAAGGCTCATTGTCATCGCCTTACCGGTCTTTTTTAATGAGGATGCAGCGTTTTTAAAGCCCTTTTGAGCTTTCCTCATCTTACTTTGAAAATCAGTAATATCAGCGCCTAACCTTACATTTACACTTTTAGCCATCTTTTAAAAGATTATTTCTCTTGCTTAAATATTCTAAGCGCTCCTTACTCATTTTATTGCTTACCTTATTAGCTTTCTTATCCCACTCAAAAGGCCAAAGCTTTTGCGGTTTTATACCTCTCCCCTTTTTAGTGTGCGGAGTAAGTAGAGTGCTTGCTAATAATCTAAAGCGCTCCCATTGTTCCCGCTCTCTTTGTTGCTCTAATTGTTCAAAGCCTGTAAGTTTGTTTTCAAACTCTCTAGGCGTTAAATCATAAAGCTGCTCAGGGCTTAGGTTTAGCCACCCAAAGCCTACAGCTTCTAAATCGTCAAAAGTCGAAGCGTTAGGCCTTGCGTTAGCTTTTACACCTTTTTCGCTTTTTTTTTCTTACCGGAATTAGCTAGGCTATCCGAAAATACAGCTAGAACTTTCTCCATAGCTTTTTCATCCTCATCTAGCAAATCAGCTACATCATCAATATCTAAGGTAAAATCTATCTTGGTAACTCTAGCGCCATCTTTAAGCCCTGCCCATACCAAAGCTATAGCCTGAGTAATGGTCATACTTTCGCCTAATGTACCTAAAGCCCCTAAAGTTGTCCCTGTTGCATCGCTAAAAGCTCTAAGAGCTGCAAAGCCATATTTTACAGGGTAATCCTTACCTGCAATAATTACCGGTGTCGCTTTCATATATTACGAAACTGCTGTCTGTGCTAACGCTCCACTACCTGTCATTGTAACGCTGTAAGTAGCTTGGTCTTCTGTTCCGCCGTTTACACTTAAGCTAGTTACATAAGCGTCGCCTGAGTAGAAAAAATTACTATCTCCTGAACTTGCCCCTGTTACTGAAAGCTCAATATAAACTTTTGTTCGGCCTAAAGTAGCATCTCCTATATGATTCCAAAAATCAGTATAAGCCTTTTTACTTGCTTCAGCTTCATTTTGGTAAAGAGCCTCGCAAGATACACTCCAAGAGCGCAACCCGCCTATTATAGACTTCCACCCTGCGCTATCTTTGTTTGTTTGGTCTATCTCATCCATAGATAGCTCCAATGAGCAGCTAGTAGAGTAAGCTACTATTACATCATTTGCCGCTGCTGTACCGACTTTTAAAATTAAATCAGTTCCGTTTACTAATCCTGTTGCCATTTTGTGTTATTTTAGTTGCAATTTAATAAATATATAGTTTTAAAGCAATACTCTAGCCTGAAAGCTAAGGCTTTTGCTGTAGTATCTTCTTTCTTTGTTATAAAGTTCGTTAGCACTTGTTAAGGTAATCCCATCTACTTTTACACTATTATAGGTGCCACTTGCCGCAACCTGTAAGGCTGTCCCTACTGCATCGGCTAGAATTACGCTTGTGCTGTAATCCCTAGCAATACATTCGCAGGTAAAGTCTACTATATAAAGAGGAGCGGTTTCTAACCTAAACTCTCGCTTTCTATTTACCGGGTTAACAGCGTCAAACTCGTACAACACACCTACATCAGCATTACCCTGCTCTTTCATTGGTGCGGGCTGTATTTTTGCCGCACTCATTCCGGTAACACTTAAAAGGTTTGAGTTGTTGCTAAGTATGTTAAATACTGCCTTACCTATTTTTAAGCCTTCTGTTGCGCTCATCCTTTTAGCTTTTTTAGTTTCTTATCTAATAGCTTAACAATTTCTTTATTTAAATCAGTTAGCGCCTTTGTTTTATTTTTATTGTATGCCCTTTCAATGTTTCTTTGGTCTTTAAACTCAACATCGTAGTAAGTATTTCCTGCTTCTACTAAGTGAGCGTGATAACCTTTAAAGCTTCCGTAATATCTAGGCCCGACTATTATAAAAGGCTTTCCCTTTTTACTTTTTATTTTTTTTAGTATTCCTATCGACTTAGATAAATTTTTAGTAACATCATTTATATTTTTCCTAATATCTTGAATAAAAGGTTTTGCTATTTTTCTAAGCCCTTGCTTTATTTGGCTGTCCTTAATAGCTTCCCGCCCTAGTGCTTTTAAAACTCTATCAAGCTCCTTATCTCCTGTTATTGATGTTAATGGTGTTATCAATTTTCTGCTGTATGTGCTTTTATAGCTACTAATTGTTGGTTAGCGTGGCCTTTAAACTCTACGCTTTTTATAAAATAAATTTCGCTGTTATAAGTAATCGTATCTATCCTATCAATTAGCTCTGTAATACTTTCAAATCTGTAAAGAAATTCCACATTTTTAATAAGACTAACAACCTCAGCATTAACCTGCTCACTTCCTGGCAACCACTTCACTTTAGCAAATCTAGTGTGAGTAGTAGTAGATGTTGTCGCAAAATCTCCAAAATCCGTTTGCTGTGTTTCAGCTTTTACGTTTATTGTTGTTGTATATCTAAACTCTCCTGGATTCATTTACCACTTATAGTTTTTGTATTGGTTTACTATATTTCTATAGCCTAAAGGCATCTCATCCACTTTTAGATAGCTTACAGGGCTTCTATTGTCGTAAAAGTGCTGAATAAGCATATACATAGCAATCTTCAAATTTCTTACAACATCATCTGTATCAGGCGCAATATCATACGAAAACTCGATTGCATCAATCCTATCATATAAGGTAAAGGTATTAATCATTTCTACCTTTGGCATCCCCATATAATTAATAACTCTATAATCTGTATTTTCAGTTAATGTTGTTAATACATTAGAGCTATTGTAATATTTTAAAACAGGTGTTGTAACTTTTCCTGCGTATTGTAAATAATAGCAATCTTGCCACTTTGTAAAATACTCTGTAATTCCTAAGCTTACAGCTACAGCGTTAGTATCTCTTAACACTTGCAGCCTAGCTATTTTTATAAGTTCTGTAATATAAGTGTCATCAGTAGCAAAGTCCACCCTTAAATAAGCTTTCGCCTCTGTTAAATCTATAAGCTCTGTGCCACTATATGCGCTAACTTTTGCCTGTTGTGCCATTGTTAAAGGGTTAAAAAAAGGGCGGCTTTATACCGCCCCTTTAATTAATTAATCTAAACTCTTATGAGTTAGTGTCTATAAATCTTGAGAACGTTTGTGCAGTTCTTGCTGCTTTACCATCTAGTAAAGTAGTTACTACTAAACGACCTAAGCCCTTAGCTGCATTTGTGTAAGGGTCAAACAATACTGACATCCCACCAAATTGGCCTAAGTGCATATCGCTAAAGTCCCCAAACATTACATAATCTCCCGCTCCTGCTGTACCATCTGCCGCAGCACCTAAGTTACTTGTTACGTGGTAAGGAGTATTGTTTATAGTCTTTTGGAAATTATCCATAAAGCCTGCTACATAGTTAGCACCTGCTAAACCTTTTGCAGCTCCTAAAGCTGAGCCATTAAAGATATAAGCAAAACGAGCCGCAGCTGCATTTACATTATTCTCTAAAATTAAACTCTCACAAGCTAAAATATCAGCTATTGTTACTGCTGCTGTTCCACTTGTTCCCTCAGTTACATCTGCGTAAATTGAAGCCGGGCCACCTGCTGTTTGGTCTGCTGCTGCAAGTAAGTTTTGCTCAAATTGAGCCATAATTGCAGATGCTAAGTTACGTTGTAAAGCTGCTTCTACTGCCGGATTTTGTGCTAATAACTCTGCACTCATTCCTACCATAGAAATACACTTGTTAGGTTGTAGCGTGATGTTAGTTAAATTACCTGCTTCACTAGCTCCATCGCCACCACCCTCAGCGAAAAAGGCTGCTGTTACTCCTGAAACAATAGGAAATTTGCGGTCAGCTTGTAAGCCTGTGTAAAAGTTCGCCCCTGCTGCTGCAAGTACAGAATTTGCTTGTAGTTGGTCAACAAAAGACCCTACCTCTGTTCCTGCTGCCTCTGATGCTGCTCCAGGCAAAGCTGTACGAGATTGCAAAACCGATGCCGGTACTGCTATCCCCCGAAACATAGAGCCGGGAGCTTCCATACGAGCTTCCGTGTCCATCTCCTTAACAATTCCATCCATTTTACCGGTGTAAGCCGCTTGAGCTACTGCACCAAAAGAAAAGCGTTTTAAGTCTTTATCTGTCTTAGCTACATCCTGAGTATTGAAAGAAACAGGGTTATTTTTAGCTAATTCTAAAGAACGCTCTAAGCGGTCTATTCTACTAGCCAAATCGTTTACATTTTTCTCTGTAGCATCGAAAGACTTTTGCTCATCATCTGTGAGGTTTCTATCTTCCGCCTCAGCTACATTAATTAGCGCTGTCATCTCATCCAATGAAACCTGGCGCTCCTCTCTTAATTGTTTTAGTGTCTTGTTCACTTTTTTAGTTTTAATAGTGTTAATTTACTCTTGCGAGTTTTTACATTGTCCTTAGTAACTTCTCTGTGATGGTCTAAAGAGCGGACTGCAGCGCTTGTTTGCAAATAAGCCGGTCTCGTAACTAGGCTCACGTCGATAAGCCTTTTTACCTCCTTTACTTCTCTTACAAAACCTGTGCTATCTTCTTCCCATTTATCTTTATCAACATAAAAACCAAAGCTCATTTTAGAAATATCTCCTCTCTCCATTAGCTCTATAGTGTCCTTTGCTGCTTGTGTGTTTGGCATAGTTATCTCACTTACTAAACCCCTCTCATCTACAGAGAGCTTTAAAGTCCCTGCGCTTGTTCTTCCAAAAACTATATTGTTATCGTGATTCAATAAAGCTACTACATCGTTCTCCAACACCTTATCAAAAGCTCTATTGTTTATCTTTTCTTTAAACCCTCCTAAGTCCTCGCTTAATTGGTCAAATACCGCAGCATAACCTCTTACAATAGTTTCTCCTGCTTCTGTTCTCTCTGCTCTTAGCTCTGAGCAGTCAAATTGTCTTATTTCTAAATCTTTACTCATCGCCTTGCTTTTCGTTTGTTGCTATCATATTCATAGGAACATAGTATTTATTCCCATCTACACTATCGTTCATATTTTCTTTGCGCCTTATTTCGTTTGGACTTATTGCTCCTACACTAAATAACTTAGCATAATACTCAGCCCTAGCTTTACTATCTCCTCGTAGTAGAGCAGTTGTATTAAATTCAAAATAAGTGCCTCCTTTATCGTTCTCAAAAATTAGCTTTTTATTAAATTCCTGCTCTATCTTTTTAAGCATAGGAGTAATACAGAAATTAAGATACTCAATAGATTGGTGTTCTATATTTGAAAACGTAGCTCTGTCTAAGTCTGCTAATAGGTGCGGCGGCACTCTAAAGATACGAGCCACCTCTAAAATAGAAAACTTACGAGTTGCTAAAAATTGTGCCTCATCAGGCCTAAGCTGTATAGGTTTGTAGCTCATCCCCTCCTCTAAAACTGCTGTTTTAAAAGAGCCACCATAACCGCTATGATAGGTGCGATGCCATTGCTGCGATAAGCTTTGCATTGCTTCCGGGCCTAACTGACCTGGATGAGTTAATACACCACCTACCTTAGCACCACTTTCAAAAAACTCCTTTCCGTAGGTTTGCGCTGCAATTCCTAAAGCAATATTATCTTTTGCCGCACTTATTCTGCTTTGGCCTATAATACCATCTAAAGCCATATCAGGAATATGTATAATATCAGAGGCATCATAATTACCCTGCTCCTTAACTTCATAAATTAAATTCCCATCTTTTAAGTGTACCTTTACTTCATCAGGATGGATTAAATAAAGCCCAATAGGTAGCCCCCTTTGGTTTCTGCGTATGTGAGCAAAAGCATTACCATACAGCAAAAGGGTATTTATTAAGGTTTCAAAAAATATGTACTTTGTTTGTATTGGGTTTGGCTCACTATTAGCTAACAAGTACAGAGGATTCTCTGTATATTGTTCCCGGCCTCGCTCTGTTTTGATATAATAATTAAAAGGGAGTTGAGCTATCGTTTCACTTATTACCCTTACAGCAGCATAAACTGCGCTAAACGTTAGGCTAGTTTCAGGGTTTACTATTACATTCTTTCCGGTTATACCTCCTAAAGCATAATCTAAAAAGTTGCGCTTTTCCGGCTTAGCTTTGCTCCCTCTGAATAAATCAAAAAATCCCATTAAAAAAATATTTTTTGCAAATTACATTATTTTTTAGTATAAAGCAATAGCTTATATAGTAAAAAACCCTTTGTTATCTCTTGTGTATTTACTTACAATAGGTGCTTCACTGTACATCTCCTCTCCTACTGCCATACATATAGCCATTATTGTATCAATCTTATCAGCGCTTTTTGCTTTATTTGGTTTAATGTTTCCTGCCGGGTCTGTTTCTAGCTGTACATTTCCAAACTGCCACCTTATTACAGGGTCATTAAAATATATAAAATCGCTTGTCATTACTTTAGCCTCTATCTCTTTAGCCGCAGGGCTAAGGGATTTATAACCCATACCAAAGGCACTCATTTTAAGCCCCTCCTCTATGCACTCTATAACTAATTGGCTACTATTCCACCTATCAAAAGCAATACTTTGAACGTTATACTTTTCACAAATCTCAAACATTTTAGCTTTTACATAATTATAGTCTGTTACATTACCTGGAGTTATCTCTAAATAATCGGCAAATTGTTGGTAATTAATGCCATCCTTACCCCCTGTCCTGCCCTCGTATTTATCTTCAGGTATAAAAGTCCAATGCTTAACAATTATCTTTTCTCCTATTCTCCAAGCTAAAACAAAGCTAGTTAAATCTCTAACAGAGGCTAAGTCCAAGCCTCCATAGCATACACTATTTTTTAATACCTCCTCGCTTATAGTACCATCACAAGCTACTACATCCAAATCATTAAGCCAAGCAGTTTGGCTATCAGTCCATAAGTTTAGATGGAGGCGCTTTACTATGTTGAGATATGAGGGCTGAGCTAAGGCTTTTTTTATTTCCCTTTCCATATAGGAACGCTTTAAGGAAACATCTAAGCCCGGATTAGCTTTTTCCCAAGTCTTAGGGTCGCTTATATCATCATCTGCCTCAGCCTCAAATATAACCGGTAAAAATTGCGCATCTTCTATTATGCCATCTCTAACATCACAAGCATATTTATACATCCTATAACAAGCACTAAACCGGTCAAATCCTGCCGTAGTTATGGCAATAGATAAAGGGCTTTTTCTTGCCCCTGTGCTTGTTTCTAATACTTGCCATAAGTTCTCAGTACCATCATCCCTCATTCCGTGCAGCTCATCGTATATAAAAGCACTAGTATTAAAGCCGTGCTTTGTACTTGTTTCCCTACTTATTGCCTTATAAAAACTCCCCTGCGCATTGTAAACAATACTATTTTTAAATATTTCTACAAAGCTCTCTAGCTTTGGATTGTTACGCACCATATCAGCGACAACACTATATACAATTTTGGCCTGTTCTTTGTCATTGGCTGCGCTGTAGTATTCCGCCCCATACTCATTATCTAAGTATAAAAGTGTCAATATTATAGCCGCTGCTAGTGTACTCTTTCCGTTCTTTCTAGGTAGGAAAATAAAAGCTGTTCTATATTTACGGCTATCATCCTCTTTGTTTTTCCATCCAAATAGCTGCTTTATAATTTGTTCCTTTTGGTACTCCTGGAGTATAAAAGGTTTTTTAGCAAGCTCGCCCTTAGTATGTGTTAAGTGAGTTTCTATAAACTTAACAGCCTTGTTAGCTGTTTCCTCATCGAAATAGTATTTACTCATATTAATCTAAGTTGAGCCTGATGTTGTTTTAATCTTTTCATAGCTGCATTATAATAGTCAATATCTAATTCGCAAGCTGTTAAATCATAGCCTAAGTTATGGCAAGCTATTGCAATACTTCCACTACCTAAATGAGTATCTAAAATTTTATCTCCCTCTTTAGCATAGTTCATTAATAGCCATTCATAAAGCTTGATAGGTTTCTGACAAGGGTGCCAACTTCCCCCACTATTTTTTCGTGTAAATCCTCCTTGCCAATTTATATGTATATAATCTACTTTTTTTCCTATGCTTTTACTTGCTATTTCACACTGGCTTAAATCTTTATGACCCATATTTTTATACCAAACTATTGCACCACCTTTACTATTAAAGCAATTATAATAATTTGCACCCCATATAATTTGCTCTTTGCTTACCCTTTTTAATTCATTAAAATAATCTTTATTAGGTGTTTCATTATTCCAATTATAAGTGCCACTCTTTTTAGAAATTCCTTTTTTATTAGGAATGTTGCTTGTCATTGAAAAATCACCAATACCATAAGGAGGGTCGACAATAGCCTAATCAAAATAGTTATCTTCATATCTAGCCATTAGCTCCATATTACACTCGTTTGTTATTTTCATAATTTAAAAGTATTGTCTATTATATCGGGTGCGTTTATCCTAGTTCTCGCCGACGGAGTCAATCCAAATTGACAGGCTATCTTTAATGCTTTAGCTAGGGCTTCATTGGCTATCTTTTGCTCAGGCTTTGCTTGTCTTTTAGTAAGCGCTCCATCCTCATTAAAAAACTCATCAATTCGGCCTAGTGTTTTTAGCTTCTGCTCCATCTCAATATAAAGCCCCATCTCATTAGCATAGGCTGTAACTAAAGATAAATCTACTAGGTGCAACATCCTTTTGCTGTGTAGCTCTGTGCAAACAATCTCATACTCTCGCTGCCCATATTCACTTAAAGGCATAGGTGCTGCGGGTATGTTTGCCAATAAACTTACCTGCATCTCATTAGGATTTATCCTACAAGGTTGGTCTGTTCCGGCCATCCTTTTTAAAGCTGTTGGTTTTGGTGGTCTGCCTTTACCCATTGTCAAAGATTATCCCTACATATAGGATTAAAAAAAACATACGCAGCTCAATAGTTTCGACCTCATCAACCTCATCTATCGTAAGGCCTACGCAAAAGCCTTTTATTAATGCAAATTCAAAGTGTATCATTTTTTTAGTTTGGGTTAAAACTTACATTGGCACTAAGTAGATAAACCTACAAATAGTAAACCCCTTTTTGCGTGGGGAATTCCCTAAATGCCTCTTCCCTCTGGCTAGGACTTTTTGAAACCCCCCAATTTTGCACGCATAAAGAGAGTTT